CAAGCTATATAGCTTGGAGTACACTATTATTTCAAAAGGAGAAAAGTATGCTGGAACAAGTTCGTTGTAGAACAGGTAAAACTCGATACAACTTTTTATATAATATTGGAACCAGATGGTTTACAGAAGATCATATGATTCGTATTATAGACAGAAATAGACGTAAAGTAACAGTACAAGACGAACGAACTAAAGAAATTTATACTTTATCCATAGAACTATTAAACAGAAAATATACAAGATTGATTCCTACTGGGTTGCTACAGATAGGAGTTTTACAAGCTAATAGCAAACTTCGTATGGATGATCTCTATATAGAGTATTCGTCCAATGAAGAAAGTGCATATTCTAATTATGATGGGGTAACTACAGTTATTCATCCTATCGAAATTATGAAAGAATATCAAAAATGCCCTACGGAATATAAGGATGCTTTTCTGAATCCTAAAGATAAGAAAATGGTTTCTGACATTCTATTGCAATCTGGAGTTATTCAGGATTATTATAACTATGATCCATATGAGATAGAAGAGTTTATGGAAACAATTCCTTATCATGAATTCAATCTAAAACATTATCGATTCATTATGTTGTATTTTGATGATACAATAGACACCATTATCCCCCTATTAGGGAAGTATGAAATCAATAAGTACAATGCTTGTTTACAAAAAGTAGCAGAGCTGCTTAAGCATGAAACAAATGGTATTGTTGATATATCCGAATATATGAATATGAAAACATTCTTAGAAACTGTTAATTTTCTATTTATCGTCGATTGTTCTAATAATATCATCAATATGGAATTTCAAACAAAAGTCTTAGCAGAAGAGAAAGATGAAGCATCTCCTTATGATAAGACGTATATGATGAATGATAGAGCCTTATATACTTTATTGCGAAATACAATTGGATATAATGTAAAAGACATTATTATGTATCGATATTGGTATGATATCGATTTATCTAGTATAGCCAATAAGTATACGTTAATTCGGAATACAGCAGATGGTGCACTATACATCTTTATATATAATTCCAATGGAGTCCATAAAGATTCCATTAATGATGCATTTAGTATAGATGAGCAAAATCGAATCTTATCAAGATTCCGCTAAATCTGTATTAAATTATATATTATAGGTATGAGACGCTTTATGCGTTTCAAATATTATTTTAGTTAAAACAATATCGTAATGATAATCGTATCATTAAAATTGTTTTAACACTGTTTCTCAAAGGAGGAGAACAAATGAGTGAAGAAGTTAAGAAGGAAAATGTTGTAAAGCTTAACATCGTCAAAAGCGATTTTGTTGGCAATGTAACAAGTAAGCTTATTACATCCAGCAAATTGTCTCGGATGATTGCTAAAGTCTTCGGAGCAATTACACCTTGCATCAATGGTGTAAAGATTGGTATTCAGCCTAATGGACAGCTGTCTACTTCTGTAGCATTCCGTTTTGTAGAAGAAAGAGATATTCCGGATGGAAAAGTTGCTTTCGTAAAATCTATGTCTAAAGAAAAAGCAGCTCTGTCTATTGTAGAATCTATTAATGGACGTGCAGATTCTATGAGAAACTATGATCTCACAGATGAAGCAAAATCTGTTCTGCAGAGACTGATTCCGACCCATCTCGACAACAATGTTTCTGTATTCAGAAATGTACGTAAAGATGGTAAAGAAGTATATGAACCGATTTGGAATCTGGTATCTTCTGATTCTACTTATGAAGTAGATCCATTCCGTGGCATCTTCAATGGTGTTGTATATGTAACACTTGATCTTCGTCGTATGCTGACTCTGATCTTCGGAAAAGACAATGATGAAGGAGATCATTTTGTATATGATGCTATGGCAATTCGTCCTCTGCAGGGTAACCAGATGATGGCATCCTGGCTGATTCAGATTAGTCAGTTCAATGCTTCTGAAATTAAAGCAATTGCAGAAGAAACAAATATCATTGTTGGAAACAACAACGGATATATCAACTACTAATCCAAGACTTTTAGTAAATTCGAATTGACTAAAATAAGGTAAGAGAGGGGCTTAGTGCTCCTCTCTTATTTTTTACGTAGTTTGACACTATGATAATTCAAAGGAGGAATTCGAAATTATGAAAGATAAAATGGACAAAAGCTTTTCTTACAAAGTCGGAGATATTGATGAAGTTGTAGATACAAAAGGCAATTCTGTTATCTTACTGCGTAAATTAGCCTGGGGTGAAAATGGTAAAGAGAAATTGGAACTCAGAAAATGGGTTATCGATATTGCCAAAGAAACTCCACTCAAAGGTGTAACATTCTTAACAGAAGAAGGACCTCACAACCTAGTCACTGTTTTATTGCAGAAAGGCTATGGACACACTAAGAATATCTTAGAAACAATCAGCCTTAGAAATGATTTTAAAGATAGCTTGGAGAACTTGGGCAAACCATCCAAAGCAAAATCTTCTAATAAATATATCGATCCTAAAGATATATTATCCTAATATATAGAATGGAGGAATAGCATGGCTCTATCAGATGATGTATTAAAGTCAACCGGATTTAAATCGTCTGATCCATCAAATAATGATGAGATGAAGGGTGATACCGGGCCTGGGCCTTATGAACAGTTTGAAATGTGCAGACATGCCGATGAATATGAATGTAAATTTAAAGATACGGCAGGACGTTGTATCTTTGAAACCTGTGTCATGGATAACCATAAACCTCCAAGAGTAGAACTCTGGTATTATAAGTGTCTCATTTGCAAACGAGATACTTCAGCAAAACCAGAAGAAATGAGAGCGCCATTCTGCCAGTCCTGTATAGATAGAATGAACCGAGCAGAAGAACTTCCTCATAATTGTGTCATTTGCGGAAGATCGGTAAACTCACCGGCCAAACTAATGTTTAGTGGCATTTGTGATGATTGCTTTAGTGCTATCAAACAATGTACTTTATATTGGAAAGGTCATAAGCGTTGGAAACATTGGGGTTGATCAACTCATGATTTATACATCTTTTGATAATTATCCCATAGAGCATAGTCTATATGGGCAATTTATCACATACGATGAACTCAGAAATATAATCTCAAATGAATATGCAAATGATAACTATAGCCAAACCATAAACGTATTTATAGATGTATATCAGTTTCTCATGATTGGATTACGATATAAAAAGATCAATGATCCATATTCTATAGCAGCATCTATTATCAACTATGCTGCCCATATCAGAAGATATTTTAAAATTGTACATGGAATGTACTCGAATATTGTATTGATTTATACAACAAATGATTCTGAAAACACCACTAAATTCTTACCAGAATATAATGCATATTATAAGAATAGAAAGAAAGCCAATCCCTTTATGTGGGAACGTATTCAAAATAATATGAAGCTAGTTAGAGTATTAGTTCCTTATATACCAGATGTATTCTTAAAAGAAGGATCTGTAGAGTCTTCTGTAATGATTCATGATTTTATACAGAATCATTATGTAGGACGACACCCAAATTTAATTATATCCAATTCTCAGATGATGTATCAGTTACCACAATTTAGTAGAAGTGCCGTTATTCTGAGAAAAGATTTAGGACCGACA